ACGTGATCTGCTTTTTAGATGGGGATTGTGTACCTGTAAATTTAAGAAAGTTTATTGACTGTATTCAACACGTTCAAAAAACTAAAACATTTTTAGGGGTAGCACAAGTCTCTAATCATATACAACCTAAAGCCCATATATATGCCGCTCCACCGTTCTTTGTTATTCATAAAGAGTGCTGGGCTAACCTTGCTGTATCTTTTAAAGAAACATATCGTAGTGATGTTGCAGAAGAGCTTAGTTACACTGCTGAAAGTAAAGGTGTGCGATATAAGTGCTTATACCCAACCACTTTTGAGAGAGAGCCTGTAGAAGGCGTTTGGCCTCTAGGTAATTATGGCTATTATGGTATCGGTACAACATTCGAAAATACTGTGTATCACTTATATCAAGGACGAATGGGTAATAACGTACAATTGTTTGTAGAGAGGTGTAATGATATCATTGAGGGTAAGTTTAGTAATCAAGACCATATCAACTCTAAAACGATGAATTATAAAGGCAGGGTTGTATCGTGAGTATACAAAATATTAGGTATGATGTATTTACATGTTCAGGTCAAAGTCTAAGAGGCTTCGTTAAATCTATTCCTAACCCTGTCGGGGTCGAAATAGGTTGTGAAACTGGTCGTACAACAAAGTTTTTATTAGACTGTAATCCCGGCCTCAAACTATATACTATTGACCCGTTCGAAAATTATACAGATTGGAACGGGTCGTTGCTTAATAGGATGGAAATACTCTATAAAGATACAATGGACCTACTATCCCCTTACTCTAATAGATTCGCCCATTACAGAATGTATTCCGATGATGCAGTAGAATATTTTGAAGATGAGTCATTAGACTTTATTTTTATAGATGGTCTTCATACGTACGAACAAGTATTAAAAGATTGTATAAATTATTACCCTAAGATAAAAAAGAACGGGTTATTTGCCGGTCATGATTATAGTGCAATTATAGGGGTTAAGAAAGCGGTGGATGAATTCGCATCTTCTGTAAATAAGCAGATTGTACATTCAGAAGCAGATGCATGGTTTTGGTACAAATAAAGGATAGTTATGAGAGTCTTGTTACATACTAATACATTAAATTATAGAGGTACTACAGTTGCTATAACTGATTATGCACGATACAATCAAGAAATTCTAGGTAACGAAAGTATAATTACATATTGTAAGACCTATGGTCATGAAAAAGACATGGGTAACGAGCAAGCTGTTATCGATGCTTTAGAAAAAGAATTCAAGGTGATAGGATATAGGGCTGGTAATCTTGAAAGTAAGATTGATAAAGAAAAAATTGATCTAGCATATTTTATAAACGGCGGTGTAAAAGAGGATTTACCTACTAACTGTAGGACAGCAGTTCATGCAGTATTTCAAAATAATGACCCACATGGAGATAGGTATGCTTATATCTCTAAATGGCTTTCAGACGAGATGTCTCAAGGTCAAATACCTTATGTCCCTCATATAGTAAATTTACCTGCACCGACAGGTGACTATAAAGAAGCTCTCGGTATAAGCGAGGACAAAACTGTAATAGGTCGTCTAGGTGGTTACTATACATTTGACATTAAGGAAGTAAAAGATACTATTAAGAAACATTTATCTATGTCGGATAAATTTGTTTTTCTTTTTGTTGGTACTGAACCTTTTATTAGTCATCCTAATGTAAAATTCATTAATGAGATACATAACCCTCAGAAGAAGTCAAATTACATTAATACATGCGATGCAATGATTCACGCAAGAACAAGAGGTGAGTCGTTTGGTTTATCTATAGCTGAATTTTTATCACTGAATAAACCTGTGATTGCATGGAACGGGGGTCATGACAGAAATCATTTAGAGATGTTAAAAAATAGTAATACATTATATAATAATGAAGACGACTTACTCTATATTTTAAATAATATAAAAGATATAAATGAGGAATGGTCAGAGCGTGTTTCAGAATATACACCTGAGACAGTTATGAAGAAATTTAAACAAGTTTTTTATGATTGAAATTGTTGAGTATAAAACCAGCACGTATCCGCTTTTTCAAACAACAGGCAATTCAGCTCAATTTGCAGTACCTTACGCAAAGCATGTTTGTAAAGGTAAAGGTTACGATATAGGTTGTAATAGGTTGGAGTGGGCATTACCAGGTTCTATTCCTATTGATCCTGCTATCGACCCTGTGTTTAATGCTAATAAGCTGCCTATTGAAACGACAGGTTTGGTAGATTATATTTTTAGTAGCCATTGCTTAGAGCATGTGTCTGGGGATTGGTATAATACCCTCCAGTACTGGTATAATAATCTTAAACCGAATGGTACTTTGTTTTTATACTTACCAGATTATTCCCAAGAGTATTGGAGACCCTGGAACAATAGAAAACATATTCATGTATTTACACCTGAAATTTTAAATGACGCGTTCATAGCTTTAGGTATGAAAAATATATTTGTTTCAGGTATTGATCTTAATAATTCGTTTATGATAATGGGAGAGAAGTTTGAATCTACAAATTCCAATTAGTCAGATGAAAGAGGAAGGTAACTGGCCTCTACCTTGGGCTTCAGCAATCGGGCTTATTCCTGAAATTGCAAAACTCGGAGATAATGTTGTGGGTTGTGAGTTAGGGGTATCGTATGGTTTTAACCTCGTACACTTTTTAGAAAATCTTCCTAATATTTCAAAAGTATATGCTATTGACCCCTATATGCCGTATGATGATGGGCCTGGCGGGTATGTTACACGTGAGGTAATTGATTCCGTCAAACGGTTAGTGCAGATCAACGTGGAAGAATATAAAGATAAAGTTAAATTTATTTTTCTACCTGCAGATGATGCACATCAAGATATACCGAATGAAAGTTTAAATTATATCTTTATTGATGGAGATCACTCCTTTAAGGCTGTACGAAAAGATATGAATCATTACTTCTGTAAGGTAAAAGTAGGTGGTATTTTTGCAGGTCATGACTATCATTTACCTGAAGTACATCAAGCTGTGGCGCAATTTAGAAAAGATAATAAAATTGACGCTGAATTAAAGACGTGTGCAAATAGCGTATGGTATTGGATTAAAACATGAGTGATAACGTAACAATAGTAACTGCGTTTATGGATATAGGTCGCGAAAACTGGACCGGTATAAAAAACAATCGCGCTATACCTAGCTATATTAAGCGGGATACAAAAACGTATTTTGAGCGGTTTGAACGACTTTGTAAGGTAAAAAATCCTATTGTTGTATTTACTCATAGTAAATACTTTGAGCAATTAAAACAATTTAGAGAAGATCTATTCCTTGTTGCAATTGATACAGTCTTTGAAGACCACTATCACTTAGTGAAGAGCATCTCAGCTATACAAAACGACCCTGCGTTTATTAAGTTTGTTGATAGACCCGAATGCCCTGAGCATTGGTCAACAGAATATGCTGTAATTACAAACATGAAAAGTCTTTTTGTTAACTATGCAGTAGAGCAAAAAATAGCCGAGAGCGATACCTATGCTTGGATTGATTTTGGTTATGTGCGTGATGATACGTTTTGCCCTGTAGGGGTAGAATGGAAATTTAATACCGAGGGTAAAATTAATTTATTTGCACTTGATAATATTAAAGATACTATTCTTACAAAACCTATTTTCGATATTGTTAAGACAGGTGAAGTATTCATCCAAGGGTGCCATGTTATTGCACCTAAAGCAGAATGGGTTTTGCTTAAACAATTAGTTGTTACTAATCTTACGAAACTAATTGGTGTTGGATTAATTGATGATGATCAGACCTTATTCCTAATGGCATACCGAGCTATGCCGGAAAAGTTTAAAATTAATTATGTCCCATCTACAGATGATTGGTTTATGATTTTTAGAGACCACAACCATGCCAGTAATTAGAATCTTTATGCCTATGTCAGGTAACGTAGGTGATACACTAAACGTTATGCCTGTATTGTCTGGTATATACAAATCAACAGGTAATAAAATATCTCTTGTTGTAAGAGATAAGATGAGAATGTTTAATGGGTTTGCTGAACTGATGCGAATGCAAGAATGTATTGCAGCAGTTAGATTCGAATCTGAGGTTACACTCGATAATACATTCTGTAATATGTCTCTGGTTAATAAGTTTACCGAACACCCTAACAGACCTTGGGAGACGGTTCGGTTTGAAGAGTACTTCCGACAGCATTATAACATCGATTTTGAAACTGATGATAGTTTTGAACTAGCAGTTGATGGTAGTGTTGAGATAATCCCTAGCAGATTTTTAGTTGGCGATAGGATGTCTCATCCAAATATGGATCAGCGAAATGGTAGGATGTCGGGCGTATTGGAATACTCAGGCAAGTTTCCGTTTGATAAATGTGTGTTTTTAGACTATAATACACCTATGGCTGTTAACGCTGCCTACATCAAGCATACAACAAAACCCTTCTTTACCACTTTTACGGGTACAGCGGTTATTGCTAATTTACTAAAGAAGGATTCAATAGTACTTTGGGGTGAAGATATTAGAAATTTTGATAACAAGCCTATTGAGTATTCTTTTAATAAACATTTTTACCGTGATAGAAAAAGTGAACTAGTGTACCTAGGTGATTTTAATTTAAATAATTATGAGGTAACAAATGAAGTTTAGTAATGATACATTGCTTGTATTAAAAAATTTCGCATCCATTAACCCTAACATTGCATTTAAACCAGGGGATGTAATTAAAACTATTTCAAATGCAAATAGTGTTTATGCTAAAGCAACTATAAAAGAAGAGATACCTAATGAATCGTATATCTATGACTTAAATAGGCTCCTAGCGATGTTAACGTTAATAGATAATCAAGTAGTTACATTTGGAGATAAGTCTTTAATTATTTCTAGCGATAAAGGAAAGTTCGAATATTATTATTCTACACCAGAAGTAGTAACAGCAGCACCAGCGGGGGAAATTGAACATGCCGATGTTTATAAGTTTAAACTAATGGCAGATGATGTACAGATGATAATGAAAGCTGTTGCTGTAACGGAAGCGCCTACGATATCGGTAACTAATAAAAATCAAAACGTGCAGTTAGTTGTAGGGGATAGAAAGAACATATCTTCAAATAATTTTATTAAACAACTAGGTACATCTTTTAACGACTTTGATGTTTTTATTGCAGTAGAAAATCTTAAAGTTATACCTGATGCATATGAAGTTACAGTAGCAAAAACACCTAACGGTAAAGCGAAGTTCTTACACTTTCAACATGAAAGCAAAGCCCTGCAGTATTGGATTGCTTGTGAACCTGGTTCAGTTATTTAATTATTATGGAACATTTTCTTTGGACGGAGAAATACCGTCCTAAAAAAATAGATGATTGTATTTTACCTGATAGCTATAAAAACGATTTTAAGCATTTCGTTAAGCAAGGGGAATTACAAAATATTTTACTATGCGGGTCAGCTGGTACTGGTAAGACAACAGTAGCCCGGGCTCTATGCGAAGAACTAGGTTCTGATTATATTATTATTAATGGTTCTGAAGAGTCGGGTATTGATGTCCTTCGTACAAAAATAAAACAGTTTGCTTCAACAATCTCATTTTCCGGTAAGACTAAAGTTGTTATACTGGATGAAGCAGATTACCTTAACCCTAACTCTACCCAGCCTGCTTTACGTGGGTTTATTGAAGAGTTTGCTAGCAACTGTCGTTTTATTTTCACATGTAATTTTAAAAATAAAATAATAGCACCACTTCATAGTAGATGTACAGTTATAGAATTTAATATACCCAGAGACGAAAAGCAAAAGATCGCTGCTCAATTCTTTGAAAGAGTCTTACACATATTAGACACAGAGAATATAACTTTTAATAAAAAAGTAGTAGCTAAGGTAATAGAAAAGCACTTTCCAGATTTTAGACGGGTATTAAATGAGCTGCAGCGATATTCTCAATCAGGTGTAATTGATGAAGGGGTATTAGTCAATTTTAATGATACTAATATGCAAGAGCTAGTAGGGTCATTAAGAGATAAAGACTGGAAAAAAATGCGATTATGGGTCACTAGTAATCTAGACAATGATCCGGTGCGTTTATTTAGAAAAATATATGATACACTACTACTACAAACTAGTCAAGTTCCAAATTTAGTTTTAATAATAGCAGATTACCAATACAAGGCAGCGTTTGTAAGTGATCATGAAATAAACTTAGTAGCTTGCTTGACAGAAATAATGGCATCGATTGATATAAAATGAAAGAAGATAAACCTGATATAAATGACGTCTTTGGTACCGTGGTTGAGGAGAAGGGTATTGATTATGAAAGTCAGGAGCAGGTAAAAATAAATCTTTTTGATTTTTTAAATGCTATAAATTATAATAAAGAAGACTTAATAGTCGACGAATCAACCGAGAAGCAGTATCTACCTTTTATGGTTAATCGAGGGTTATCGTTCAGTGCAGATACAGTGGTCCAGGCAAATGAGATGAATTCTAGACCACATCTGGATAAGAAATTGCAGTTTCATTTTCTTATAAATATCGTGCGGCCGAAAAAACGGTTTAATAAATGGCTAAAGAATGAGAAAATTGAGAC